GAAGTATACGTCCCGACAATTGGCTCAGATGATTGCAAACAATTGGCTGAAATACCGGTACGGTATTATGCCACTTGTCCGACTCTGCGATCAGGCGTTGCATTTAGGGAAAGAACCGAAGCCCCTTAGGCTTGTTGCCCGAGGGTCCGCTAGCGATTCCGGTTCCAATTCGGGTACCAGTAGCGAAACTGGCTCCTTTTGGAAAGTTACGTACGACGTCCAACAAACGTTAGACGTAACGGTGAGGGCAGGCGTTCTCTATGAGATCGTCTCTTCTCACAATCGCTACGGCTTCAACTTCTCCGATCTACCCGCTGCTGCGTGGGAACTCGTTCCCTATAGCTTTGTCGTAGATTGGGGTTCTAATGTTGGTAACTTCATTAGAGGGATCACTCCCAAAGTTGGAGCTAGGGTGTTGGCAACCTGGACCACCGTCAAACGGGTCAAAACCGTCACTGTCACTCAAACGAGTGACTTTGTCGCTTCGACTTCTACGTTCGAGGAGGTCCTTGCTCCGTCTGGTGGCTTTGATGCTATTCAGACGGATTTACGCCGTTCGCCGGGTATCACTCAGAAAATCGTTCTCAATTGGCCTAGCATAAAAGCTATACCGACTGATAAGCGAATACTGGATGGTTTTGCTCTAACTATGCAGAAGCTGCTACGTTAGGACATTACTCGGTGTTGCGGACATTCTCATCAACCAAACCTTTGAGTAAGTTGTTATGACAATCACTGTCAATACGAAGGCCTACGCCTTCGATACCAACACGAGCGCGGATGCAGCACGGATGGTAGGTCCGTCCAATGACTTCGACACCAAGGATATCCTTGAGTTGAAGCGGACGGCACCGAAACCCACTGCTGACTTTCCGGGCGTGGCCCGATCGAGTGCCAAGTTCTCGCGAACTGTCACTATTGGTGGTGTTAACTACACCGCCATTGCTGAAGCAAACTTCAGCATTCCGGTCGGGATGGCGGGAGCCGACATCGACTCTCTCCGCGACGATCTTGGAGATCTCCTGATCTCCACGAATGGCGATGACCTCGTCGAGAAGCACAAAATAGTTCAGTAATGGGGGCCGTATGGTCCCCTCTGCACTCGTGTTTTCTTGGCGGAGTCTCCCAGGCGTTTTCCGCTTGGTAGCCAGGCTAACTCTTTCGTTAGCTCGTCTTTTCGATCCTTCCTTTAACCCTTGTGGAGTTATCATGAGTAACAAAGTTGTCTTTGAACTTGTCATCGTCCGCGGATCTCTTACGATTGGGACTAGCCTAAGGTTATTCGACGTAAAGTCGGTTGACCTCATGGATAATCTTATTCGCTCGAAGATCCTCGGGCTACATGGCAAATCAGCTTACATGGTTTATGTCGTTGACCGACGTGCCCTCATTGATGGGGGCTTCGATCTTGACGGTATTTTTCCTGTTGGAACCTGGCGGTTCCTCGGGGGAAATATGATCCATTGCATACCATTCTATCATAAGAATGGGAAGCGTTGGGTTATAAACCAGGAGCTGTACTCTTGGGCAGGTCGATCACTTTCTGGGGACACTTTATGAAAAAGCGTCGCTCAACTGGCGTGATGCCAATTGGGCTTCCATCCGAAGAAGTCTATCGTCGGGTGGTTACCCAAACACTGATCCGTTCGCAACCTTGGATAGAACCGGACAGGTACCAGCTCTTGCTGGGACTTATCCGGGGCCGTAATTGGCCTCGTCTACTCAAGGTAGTTGATTCATTTCCTCCTGCAGATGCAGAGGGCGTAGAAAGATTCTACGTATGGAATCAATTTGTCGCTTTGATCAAAAAGTATCCTTTCACGGAGGAAGAGTCGAAG